GCTGGTTGCAGTAGAATAGGATTATTTAAGAAAAGCAAAGCTTTAAAGTGAACGTTTGGGCATCGTGAACCCGGAACTATTTGTATGCTTCACCCACACTACGCAAGGTAGTGCCACGTGGGTACGTTCAAGAAGCATATGACCCCGAAATCTGGTCCTGTACCAAAATACAGGTGGTTAGTTTCGTTGATCGGATTAGAATCTTTCGAGTTACAAATAGAGACGATTCTAATTGAATCTCTATTTGTTTGATCTATTTCCACACCTAAAGTGCGCTGAGATGCAGAGTTCCCGCGAAATTTGCAAGAAGAGTAGTATGGCACGTTTGCTTGGATCGGTGCCAAATGCTTGAGCGCAAGATTGCGACCTGTATTTCCAGCAGTTTGATGATAATTCATCGTAGCAGCCACATCATTACGCCCAGTACTCGACATCCCACTCTCGGAATAGTAGTCACTGACTGACAATTGATCAGGAGATCGATCCAAATATTGTACACCTTGTCGCGACACATCATTAGACGCCACTAACCAGTTAACACTACCATAAGAGCCAACATAACACGTAACTATTAAACTAAATGGATTATTAGATGCTAAATTGAAAGGCACTTGTGTTGGTGGCACCAAAGCGCTAGTAAATGTGTAAATAGCATTGGGGTCGAAACCACGGAGAAGTGGGTATCTAGAACGAAGCATCTTAACTATACGAACATGATCTGCTGTGTCTGATGCATTAGGTATTGATTCCACGCGCACCATTCTATGCAATAAAGTTCGCAGAGATGGACATTTCTCGCCACCATAGATACAAGCTATTTTATCATCACTACCAGAACTAGGAGTTGTGAATTCATCACTTGTCTTCTCAATACCGATATCCTCCGATTGAAGAGGATAATACTGAATATTGGAAGATACTTCCTTTGGTCCCATAAATTGCATATTTTTACCGTAAGTATAGAGCAATAATATAATGTCAGCATCAGCTGCATAACAACTTTGCTGAGTTAACACAGATATGGTCACAGTACCATTTTCATAACGGGGATCACTAGGACCAGTTACATTCGATCCATGTCTAGGATTAATTATATCATCACTAACTTGACAAAATGCTCTTTCATTAGCAAATGGTATGGTAAATTCTGAGTATGTGTCCTGAGTTATATCCATAACCCAATTCGTCGTTCTTTGGAATGGAGGATCTGACGCGGTTATATCACTTCGAGGATCATAGGTGATACGTAAAGATCCAGTATGCATTTTGCTAGCTATAACCTTTATACCGAAAACAATATCACCACGCCAATAAGAAAAGTTTTGACAAACCATATTCATAGGTGTGGATTGAATCCGATAAGCTGGTAGTAGACCATCAAGAGCGAACATCTGCGGAGAAACCCGCATAGTATGGATAGTTGTGCCAGGCAAGTCAGATTGTTGCCAAGTCTGATGATCTAAATAAGATGGTATTTCGCAAATATAGGAGATGTCTAATTCATCTTTGCGTGTATATCCGCGTAAAGAATTATCTATCGAAAGTTCATTTTTCGAATCTAAAGCTAGCCTCTCATAGGGTTGACATATGTCAGTTGTCGCCACGGGAGGAACAGAAGCATTTTTAAATGGCTTTACATCATCAATGACCGGCGGATTGGTATATCCAAACAACTTGGCTATTGATCCCACCGCTGATGCCCCAATTTCTGTAGCACGAGCGAAGGGTCCAATTATGGGTGCGCTAGTTAGTGCTCCAGCTACACTTGCTATTGAAGAAGCCGGTTTACTTATCGCGCCATTTGATTCCGAAAATTCATCCTTAGGAGCTTCACCCGATTGTAATGCTGCAGAATCAGTAGGGCCTGACAACTCATACTCGTCCATCCAAGCGAAAATTTGAATGGTAGCATCTTGCGATGTTGCTGTTACAGCGTTCAACGAAGTGAACGATCGCAAATTAAACTCACCTAACTTAGGAGGTTCCTCTCCGTCCGTAAGATCAAGCCATTCCTTATGCCAAAGAAAAGGAAGGGACATCTCCCCACCGGCGTTATCCTGAATATTTATATCAATACCCGGACGCTGTGACAATGGAACCTTGTAGCCATCATACCCAACCACTTCAACTATTTCGGCTGGATTTAGGTTTTTCATGGGCCTGTACGCTAATCGTGCGAAACCATACATACCTGGTGAGGCAGTTACGACGACTTTTATCTTGAGCACTCCACGAAGGAGATAATAATAATCTATTTTCTCCTTAATATTGGGGGCTTTAAGGAAATCATCCCACGGCCAAAAGGTTAAGTCTAACGCAGCACCCTGCGCCCAATTATAAGTTTTAATTAATGTAGGTCGCTTCAAAACATCGGATATACCAGAATTATCAAGTTTGTTCACTTTATAATGGGGCAACTTATGCCCAGTATTCACACTGTTAGAAGCATTTAATGAGAATTCTGTCGTAACGTTCATCTCTTTTTGATTTCGGGTTGTTGATAATAAGTTAAACATCAAGCTAGTTAAGTACAAACCGTCACGTGGCTTACTCTATATAGAGAGCTTACGGTCATAAGCCCTTGAAATACATTAAGACTCTTCAACCTAAATAAGGTGGTCTTTTGGTTCAGTTTCATTTCCGCAAAAGGTAATTTTCCTATTCATCAATAATTGATTATCCAAAATTCGTTATGGGTCAATGTTTCGACTATCGGGATCTTCTTCATATGGAATTTCCACCTATGTTAATATCTCGCACCACGCACACAAGTGCTACACTTGTGAGTTTGAGATCTGCCATAAACGAATTAGCAAGGACAGTATGCTAATTCTTTTATAGAGGGGCAGATCAATAGAACCCTCTCTAATCCTGGGCAAGTTTCTTTGAAACTTCCCAGAAGGCATCTTTCAACTCATCATAAGTTGGAAACACCCACTCCTCAATCCATTGCTCATAGCCGCATTCTAGAAGAATATCTTTTAAAATTTGTCTATTAGCAATAAATTCATCCTTTCCATACCAAAAGAACTCTCGAACTGCCGATGCAACAACTGATATAAGCTGTTCCTGTTCAACTACTGCTTTAGATCTAACCCAGACTGTTAGTGATTTATATATGGACTCTTTTTCAAGAGGCGCCACATAAGCTCCAACATCCGCATCAAATCGCCAGCGCCTCTTCAAGAAAGTCGCATCATCTATATGTATATATGGAACACTCTCAGCCTCTTTATCAGCCATAGTGTACGTAACATCAAGCTCGCGCAAAGCTTCTGATATGGTTGTATGATTCATCCAAGGGATATCATTAGCTATACCCATGATATTATCGTCCCCATAAGTCATAAGTGCAACTTTATCCTTAAAAGTTGTCACTTCTTCTTCTGGATTTAAAGTGATGTAACAATATCTGACGTAAAGGGGATTGACGAGACTATTAATAATGACTGTTAAGGGGTGTCCACTGGGATTACTACCGTAAAATTGAACTAAATCGCCGTTATAGTCTACCAAAGGAAAAGCTGTATCATTAGCTATACAATCTATAACATAGAGGTCCTCTTTGCTATAGTTGCCGCTACGTTTGCAAAAGTGGCGCAAAATACGAAAAGCCGCTAAAATAAATTCAGGCGCCATTCGTTTATCAAAAGATTTGTAGTCACCCGCCACAATCCTATCCTTACCGAATTTCGTCAAATAATGATAGATATCCTGCCATTGAGTGGATTGCGCAACTGTACCTGGTCCGGCCTCGAACAATAATCGATTTCGCTGTATTACTCTAATAGCTGAGAGAAGGTATTTCCGCACCACTATTGTCCAATCAAAAGGAGCACCCGTAAAAACTCGCGTTTTACCTGATTCTGCCTTCTTAAAAGTGACTGGTTCATCTTTAAGATGGGCACAGAAATTGGGTCGCACACAATTATGCTGACGATAAGAACTTTCTATTTGTCTAACTCGAGTTAGGATCTCCTCAGAAGGCATAACTGCATCCTCTAGACCATCTTGCTCGGGAACTGAATGTATATAGAACCGCTTACTCTTTCGATATGGATTACCGGCACTAGTTCCCATCTTCATTGAATCAACATGCGCCACACCTAAAGCTCCATTTACAGCAACAAAATCCGTATATACTTCGAATTTATCGAGTTCTCTTTTTGGTAATCTATCTTCAACATCACGAATATAACCTTCAATGCAGGATTCCAGCTTACAAATATCTAGCCTTGTGGGCACGTTAATAAGGTCCTGCGCTGCAATGCGCCAGGGCAACCAACCTTGCATCATTGGCTTCGTATGCGTGATAGGCACATCAAATTTCTCTACTATCATTTCCGAAATGGGAGTCTTTTGAACACTTGATTTACCATGCGCACGATGGCCTTTAAAAGTACCGTAAACGTCACCCGTACCACCGGAAAAATACCTAAAGACAGACTTAGTATGCAAACCGGTCAATTCCCGCGGTGCGGACTCAGATTGTAAAGGTAACATTTCAACACCGACATCATTCTCGAGTGCAACAATTGAGTTTATATACTCGAGATCCAATATCATAGAAAAGGCTTCACTATTGAATCCTAAAGCATGAATACCTACAATAATGGGACCTTTTGCCGACATCATAACCAGTGGTGAGCCACAGTCTCCCTGTTTAGTGGGTAGATCCACATAGCATTTCCAGCCAAAACCATCTATACTACGATTGCAAATAGCTTGTGGTTGTATTTTTCTTACTCTTTTACAAGTTAATTCACCATTGAACTCGCGAATAAAATAATAACCATCAGCTCGAATATCCATCTTCTTACGTAGTATAAAATCCGTTAAATCTTTTCGAGGTGGAACTTTATTTAAAACCAGAAAAGCCAAATCGTTTTTGCGATCAATTCGTATTTCGTCTTTTTTAATTGTAAACACAATATTTGGAGATATACTATTCTCATTCTGCTTAATCTTGAGTGTGAATTCTGGTAAATCGGGTATAAAGTGCGCATTGAGTACATAAATATGCCCTTTAATGCATAAAGCCCCAGTCCGTTGCTTTGTTTCCTTACACACAAAATTTACAATATTGTGTTGAAACATTCTCATTAACTTATCGGGATCAGAACCTTGCAATGATCTCGTAGCCAGCGAAACATCCATAACTGAGAGACCAAAGTCCTTCTGATACCACACATTTTGCACCTCAACACCATCTGGTTTAGGCACAACACCACTTTGGCTCTCTTTTACATCATCTGTCTCGGGAGCGTTACGCTTACGCCCAGTAACCTTATCAATAACGTAATCAGTCGTCTTATATCCAATCTTAAACCAGGCATAATTATACCGTATTAAACCATACAAGAAGACCAGCTCTGCCAAAAGCTTTGCCATGGTCTTAGTTTTAATACCAAATCGATTGTACATCTTGTCTCCTAACGTGGTCCAAAATTCTTTCTTTTTTCTAATGTACGAAAGCCACTTGTATAACCACCTATCGAACGTATAAGCCTGATCGAAAGTAAACAAACCAAGTCGGATAAGAGGTAAATCTGCCAAGATCAAAAACCAGTCTAATATTTTAAAAACCAAAAGGTACCAAAAAGCTAGGAAGAAGTTGTAAACACAATTATCATACATAAAATTAGAACTTCCACAAGATTGTTCATGACCTACACACTCTAAATCAAAGCATATTTTGCAGATTTCAGTGTTGTAGATCACTTCCGTACTTTCATTAATTGTCTGAACTTTTTCATTATGAGCAGTCATAGCATCATGATACCACTTTAAAAAATCTTTCAAACTAGCATTTTTTAAAATGGTTTTCGTGATTGCCAATTCACCCTGTTGGTCCTCTTGAAATCTTGGCGACACACTTTTTACTGTCCATAACCAATAATCCGGAAATTTCGTGGGATCTGTTTTGGATGAATCCAAATCCCCCGTCTCAGTAGCATAATTTGGGTGAACAACTGGTTTAATTACATATGGAAATCTTCGTTGTACTGCCGAAGGGCACGAAAAATAGTGATACGCATTCAAATGTTCCGTATTAGTAGTAGCTAACACTAACTTACACCGTAACGGAATTTTTCCCTTGCTATCTAGATCAGCCTGTGGCGTGACCCAAGGTACAGTGTTAACTATACGAAGCAACTCTTTAACAGTTGGATCAACACCCATCGCAAATTTAGGTGCTAAGAAAGCTATGTCATCTAATATAATACAATATTTATGCGTTTTGTAATCAGGCCAGTATTCTTGATCAGGTGTTCGTGTATACCGACAATCGCGTGTCTTTGGCAAATTATTGTGTTCAGCAAATAATTTGAATAGCATATCCTTAATGCTACCTTTCCCTATACCCGAGGTACCACAAATAAGCACAGAGAATGGTAGATCACGCTCTTCCTCATTGCATTTCATGATGGTTCTATCATCCTCTATCATACGAAGTGAATTAATCATAGAACTGACCACACGTTGCTCAACTCGAGTATTATCACCACTATATTTTTCAATTGATGAGCCAACACGTATGGCGTCGGACAATCTCTTGTCAAATTCTTCCTCAGTGAAGCCAAGCGCTTCAGCGCGGCCAATATTTTTAAATTGCCTTTGTAATAACTCACATTCATTTTTAAATTTGGTATATGTTACACTAGAATGGAAAATTACACCAGGATCACCCGTTTTATAAACTTGTATCCCTCGCTCGCAAAAAAAAACAATAAAATCCGCCAAGTGCATAGCAAAAGAGGTGCTAGAATTATGCTTGCGTGATATAGCCTCCTTCTCAAGTATACTATAACCAAGAGAATCATATGATATATCAAAGTGCGCTAACAAATCTTTTGTCAAACAAAAATACATCAACTTTGTGATTTTCTTTACCAAAGGTGATTGACAAATAGACG